TATTGACTTTTAATAGTAGAGGCGTTGATCCTTCAAGAAAAATCATTACATACGCGCTGGTTACTAAAAAATCTGCGCCTGAATCAATAGTCAAAAAAGTAATATCTTCTAGATCATCTTCGGTAAAAGCGTGTGTAAGCTGTGCGACTAACCTTCTTCTTCCTAAATCGTAGATTCTAACGTACAAATGTCCCCATTCTAAAAAAAATCCACTCTCTTCAATTACATGAATTTTTACTGGCTTATCTGCATATCTACATGGAACAAAATGTCTTCTACCAGGTCTAGAAAGTATCCTTCCAGTTTTACCAACAATGACATTTCTAGCAGTAGCGACTGATGACCTATATTTTTCTAGATCCGTTCGTTCATGTAATGCTGGATCAATTTCACCTGAAGAAAAACTTGATTGAACTTTTAAAGACATTAGGTTGTCCTTGCTCTAACAAACTCTGATTCAAATATTTCATCAACGTAGCTGAAACTTTCTCTTCGATCTTTCTCCTGAGCTTCAGCTTTTGCTGTAATATATTTTCTCTCGATGCTGTCCGTTAAAGATTTTGCACCTTTTCCAACAATTAAAGGAGCACTAAGCATTGCTAGTTTATACGCCAAGGCTAGTCCAAGGTTCGCACTAAATGAAGATATTGGAACAGAACTACTGATCCACTCACCTATGGCCTCTTCTTTGTCTGTAAATATAACTTTTTGACCGTTGTGTATTCTTACTAGTTTAGGTTGGTGCGTACTTCGATCATCCACCACAGTCCTATCGTCAGGCTGAATACGACGAAAAAATAAACAATCAGAGGGATAAGCATAGGCATAATCCCACTGGTCATTAGGATCTGCTTCAACCAAAGCAAGGATTCCCTCAACTGCTGTACTATCAAGGTCACAATCCTCAAGAGTTGATTCAAGGGCCACGTCATAATGTGTAAGTAATACTTTAACTTCATTCGATTGGTCCGTATCTGGGTCAACTGTTCGTCTTTGCAATAACAAAGCACTAAGAGCCAAATTGAATATTTTTGCTTTTGAAAGTGCCATCTTCCCGCCTTTTTACCAGCAGGATCTATTTACCTGCTAATGATTTTTTTCGTTCTCTCATCATTTTCTGATGAAGCTGCTCGGCTTTAGGATCTACACAGCGCATCCACTCGCCTACTTTTTCCATACTTGGAACACTAAAAGCATCGCCCTCAACTTTTCTGGAGTTTTTCCAAAAGCCATTGCGTAAAGCAACAACTTCTATTGCTGAAGGAACTGGTTCTGACTTTGATTCCTCCTGTTTAGAAACAGGAGGAATTGGCATTGCTTTTTTATCTTCCATCTTATACCGCAGCGTCTACAACTTTAGGGAAAGACTTGTATTTAGGAATTTCATCTTGAGGAACAAGATAAACGTCCAAAGATACAGTAGTAGTTCCACCAGTAGAAGTGTTACGGAAACCCAAAAACTGGGCCGTCATAACACCTTGCGGGATTGGAATTTCAAAAACATAGCCAGCAACCAAAGTTGCAGCGACAATGCTTACTGATCCAAGAACAGCTACACCAGAAGTAAGTGCAGCGTTTGTCGCTTGAATCACTTCCATAGTGTGAGTAGAACCTGCACCTGCCGCAGTTGTTACCGCGCAGTAAAGTGCTATTCTACGACCAATGCTGATATCTTGAGCAGCAGACTGCTTTTGATAAGAGTTTGTTGAAACTGTAGCCGCACCTGTAAATGCTTGTGCAGAACTCAGTTGGTTTTCTATATCGAATCTCATCTTAATACCTCCAAAAAAATTTATTTAACTATAACTCTAAAAAGAGTAACTACCTATTAAGTAGTTACTTCGTCTTCAGTGTTCAACAATGCGTCAGATCGACGTACTGGACGACCAAGGAACATCAACACTGGTTGACCTTGGTAGTTTTCGTAATTCAATCCTGCGCCAACTCCAACTTTAGTTAGAGCTTGTTTATGTAAGAACGCCTCTACTGTACGGTTAACATACCAAACACCATTTCCGTTTTGTGGATTGTGAATTTTGTATGCCGCGCTAATCATCAAGTCGATTAGATCAGCAGCACCTACGCCTGACAATAACAGTGCAGGGTCGATGTTTGCGATACGAGCAGCTTGACGATAATCTTTTACAACTAGACCGTGGTCGATCTCGAATTGTTCTTCAAAACCCCAGAAAGATCCGGCATCGCCGTTTGAATCTAGAGCTGAAATTTGAACTTCTTTTCCACCAGCGGAACGATCTGTACGTTTCAATCCAGCTTGTGTTCCAGCGGGATAGATACCGAATACTGAACGCTCACCCCAATGAACAAGTAGGATCGAGCAGTTGTCTGAAGTAGCTCCACCACCGTCAATAACTTGTTTAGAAGTTTCTTCGCTTGTATTAAGCGTAGAATAAATATCAAAGAAACCAGCTACTTTACGAGTAGATGTGCTAGGCGAACCGTAAATCGTAAGATTTGCATGTTCAATAGCGTGTGCTTGGATATGGCCCATAGCTTGATTCCATCGGTTGTAAGCAACTCGATCTAATCCACCACGTTTTGCAACAGCGGCGTCGATCTGAGACTTAGATTCAAAGTGCGCTGCTGTGAACGTGCGTTCTTCAGTAGTTGTCTTTGAAGCAGGAATCGCTTGGTTTGCCTTACGATAATAAACCGCAGGTAAAGCCGAACGAATATCTTCCTTATGGATAGTACCTTCGTTCATCTCCATATAAGGAATATCGTTTAGCATCGGATTTTCTTGAATAAGAACTTCCGCTACTTTTCCAATTTGTTTGTCTTTACTTTTTGCAACATCAGCTAATGTTACAAGTTTTGAACCAAGTGCAGCCATGTGTTTTTCTCCCTTTTAAGTATAAAAAGCTAAATGTTCTTCTTTTTCGTCCTTAGGTTTAGTGTCTACTATCGGATCGCCCTGTGTCAACTTATCAGTTGAATAAAGGCGACTAGCTAGTTTAGCTAAATCCTTCATTACATAAGCTGGCAGCATTGTCTTCGATTCTGCAAGCTTTTTCTTTAGATTCGGCATGTGGTCATGTATAACCTTCTCGGCTTGCATAATGTTGTACGCGAACTTATCGCCTCCAAATACTGGATCTGACTTAAGTTCTTCATGCCAACCACGACGAGTTCTTTGTTGTAGAGCTTCAGCTTCAGCCTTTTGAGACTTTACATATTCTTCTACATTTTTAATCTCTTGTTTCTTTTCGTCTAATAGAGCTTGGGCGGCTTCTTTACTAACGCCATGCTTCTTCGCAAATTCTTTAACTTTAAGAACTTCTGCTTCAGGTAATCCCTTAGCGTCTAATTTTAGTTCTTCTTCCTTTTTAGGATCTTCTTTTTTCTCTTCAGGAGCGACTTCTTTAACCGCTTCTGCGATCTTTGGAGCTTCTTCTTCGTAGCCTGTAACCTTGTCTTTAACTTCTTCCTTCTTAGGTTCTTCAGCTTTCTTTTCAGCTACTTCTTCTTTCTTCTCAGCAGGAGCAGCTTCTATGCCATACCCATAATCATCAACTTGAGCTACTGGCTCTTTAGGAGCTTCTTCTTTTTTCTCAGGAACATAACCTGATACCGGATCTGCTGCCTTATCCATCATAATTCTCGGAATAAATCTGTTCATACTTTTCCTTCTCTATTTGGGAAACAATTTGCCCTGAAACTTCCATGTTCGCTTCTGATACTAACTTAAAGACCGCATTACCAGCCCTTAAGTATCCCAATTTATCCATTAACAATTCACCAGTCAAACCTAATTCTGGCAACTCAGCGACTCCAAGGTGTTTAAATAAATACTTAAACACCTTAACTCCAGAAGCGGTAGCGAGAACGGCTCTTAAATCGAGAATCATATCACGATGCTCGATTGCCTCTTTTCTCATTTCCTCTTCTAGGTCGCGTCTACTCATCAGTTTACGTCTGTAATTGTAAGGTTCGTGCTAAGAACTGCCCAAGAATTTGCTCCAACTGCTTCTAGAACAAAACCTGCACCTGCGTCTGTGCAACGAATTGCATCACCAGCAGAAGGGGTTAATGCGCCAGTTGGTAGAATAGTGTCTGAAGCATCAGCAGGATTCACGTCAAAGTCATCAGCAGTTCCGCATACAAAAGTAAGTCTGCAACCTAAAACAGTAGATGCTTCAGGTAAAGTCATTACATCTGCGCTGTTGCTGATAAAGCTAGATCCGCATTGAGCAGCAGTAATCGCTACAGTAGTAGAAGCTACTTGAGCTTGTAAATAACCGCTAAGAGATCCTGAACCTGAGCCAGCTAGTGATGTACTAGCAACAATGCTCATCTTATCGCCAGAGCGACTGCAAGTAACATTCGATCCGCAAGAAATTTTGTTAAACAGTTTTAAATCTGTAGAACCGTTGTAACCTTGAAAACCTGCTTTTGCGCTTATCGTAAACAATAAGCTGATTAGTACCGTTGTAAATTTCATTTTTATTCTCCTTGTTTTTTATTAGCTTGTATTCCTAAATCTTTCGCTGCACCCGCCGCCTGTGTCAACTGTTCCATTTGTTGAGCACGTTGCGCTTGCATCATATTCGCCCGTCTGATTGCATCCACTTTTTCTTTTGGATTATTCAATCCTGCTGGCAAGTACAGTCGATCCTCATAAAGATCGGCTAACTTGTCAAGATTTGCTTTATCCCAGATTTGAGGTTGCAATTGTCCTACTTCGCTCATCATCGCAATATATCTGTCTATTGCAGGTAGATCCGCAGCCCTTTGAGCCTGAGCAAATACTGATATAAACTCAGGCTTTAAGAATCTGCCAGCCAACTCTTCAGGAGGTGGCGGTAAGAATGGATCTTCATGAAGTACATAATCCATCACAAACTCAGCAACAGGCACGTTGTACGTCCAGTTTAAGCTTTGCAAGTTAGGACCAATGATAAGTTGCTGTTCGTTTACGATAGCGTTTGTTTCTGTAGCAGTTCTAGTTTTCGGATTCCTACTCAAATATAATAGATAATCAGCATAATAAAGCTTATCTACTTGAGTTCTTAAATCACTCACATCTTGAATCAAAGTTCCAATAGCTGGATTAACCTCGAATATAGTTCTTAGTCCTTTTTGCGACAATGAAGACGCATCTAACGGAACATACGAGTTAGGCGAAGTAGTAATATAAGACTTCTTAAGATTGGCCGGACCTTGAAGTGGAGGTCTTAACATCTGTTCTAACGCCTGGTCTTTACCTATAGCTTTTTTATTTAATGATTTAATTAGACCCAGTGCGTCAGTAGTTGGACCCTTCTCGCCATACTCGAAATTTCCAGACGTGCTGGATTTACCAACAATGAACGGCTTTCTTCTTGAAGCCTTAATAGACAAATATTTATC